CTTTTTTTTTATAAGTAGTATCACAACAACCGCGTCAACCGCGTCAAAAAATTAGAACTAAACATAAAAAATGTACATTAGCTGGCTACTGCTAGGTGGGGGGGAAACCCCCCCAGCGGCCTGCGGCCTCCCCCCCTTTTGCAAATTATGCTACGCAGGACCTCCGGTGGTTAATTGTCGGACGCCGATGTAGTGGCGAGAATGTTAACGCGCCAATTCCTAGGGGAATCAACAAGAGCAGTACAGTAGTTTGTGCGGCAGGCCTGTAGTATAATCATAAATTGTGTGTCCACATTGTCTGGCGTCGTCTGGTTCGACGGGAAGTGGCACTTCTTGTAAATAGGCAAATCGAAATTAATATATTTCTTTACTGGATAGCGGCTGTTCGCCGTGTTTGTAGCAAACTGTTGGGGGAGCGAAGAGTCCCCATACTCCTGAGCCGGAGTGGATAGCGTGAAGTGAGTGTCCTTGTACACGAGCCACTTACGTTTGTCAATGGGCTGTTGCTGGTTCGCAAAGACCGAAGCAGTAGAGACGGATCCTGGGGTGCCGAAACCGAACTCGTCGTTCTCACTTGTCAAAAATAGGCTGTTGCCTGCAATCGGGCTGCTGCCAAGTTTATTATACTTACGATTGGCTTTCACGATCATCATTCGAAACTCAGTTGTCGAATTCATGGCATTAACATCAATGCCGGCCTGGGGAAGCATCTGTACTTCAAATTTAACATGTGACTTCTTAATGTACATGTAGTCGCCGTTGCGCTCCAAATTGCTATCTCCCTTCGGGAAGTTATAAAGGTCCATAGGCGAGAACATTGAGTTCCCTGCTTGAATCAAGGTTTGACCAGCGTTCAAAAACAAATAAGTAATGGGCTGAGTGCCAGCGGGCTTAGCCTGCGGCATTAAGCATTCTCCCGAGAACGAGTGGAACTTCGACTCAGAAACGCTTGACATTGCTTTAACAATCTGCTTATTGATGACATACTTAAGCGAAGATACGCGAAGGCGCGAAGGGAGCATCCGAGGCCGACACCCTTTGGACTTTGGGGCGGACTTTTTTCGCTTGGACTTGCCGGCGAAGCGGCGCTTGGTAGCATACTTGCGTTTGTACGGCATGTTTGGTTTTTTAACAAAAGACCCTGGAGTGAAGTTAATAAATACTCGGAGCTCACTGATGTTCACTTTTAGGTGTGGGTCAAATTTACAATTTAACGGCAAAGTAGTATTTATATATAATGGATTTTACAAAATATATTTTGGCGCCAAAATGACGAAGAATAATCTGGTGGTCGGTTACGACTTTACAATTTCTTGTGAAAAATTTCCAGATGTACACGAATTACAAAAAAACTTGAACCAATGGTTTAAAAAATGGGTCTTTCAAAAAGAACAAGGTGAAGGAGAGAACAAGTACCTCCACTGGCAAGGCCGAGGATCGCTTATTAAAGCGAAAAGGGAAAAAGAGCTGGCTGCGCAAGCAAAAGACTTCTTTCCCGGAGTTAGATGGTCGATTACGACAGCAGGTGTGCATGAAGGGCAATCTTTCAACTACGTATTGAAGGCAGATACCCGGGTCGATGGGCCGTGGACGGACCAAGACTTCGAAGAACCGCCGCCGCTTACACGGCAGCTCAGGGAGTTCAAAGAACGTGGTATCGAGTACCAATGGCACAAAACTGTGCTAAACATCGTAGAACGAGAAGACAACCGCAAAATAACAGTTATCCTGGATGAAAGGGGCGACTCGTGTAAGTCGCTATTTGCGGAGTACCTGGAGTACGAAGGCAAGGCGTGGGAGGTTCCCCCCTTTCGTCAAATGGAAGACATAAGCCAATGTGTTATGTCCATTAAAGCAAAGAAGGCATACCTTATTGACATGCCGCGCGGCATGAAGAAGGACAAACTCGGGGAGTTCTATTCGGGCATCGAATGCTTGAAGAATGGAGTTTGCTGGGACAAACGCTACAATTTCAAGAAGCGGCGGATGGACCGGCCGCAGGTGATCGTATTCACGAACATGATGCCGTGCATGGATCTACTTTCAGCAGATCGCTGGGATATTTTCGAGATGCAGAAGGACAAGTCCATCAAATTGCAAAACGCTCCAGAACCTGGAACTATCGAAAATGCTTTTCTAGGCGCTGCGCTGTAATACTGGTAGAAAAGCTTTTTTTTTATAAGTAGTATCACAACAACCGCGTCAACCGCGTCAAAAAATTAGAACTAAACATAAAAAATGTACATTAGCTGGCTACTGCTAGGTGG